CTAACTTTTCTATGTCTCGGTGCATTTCTTTTTCTGTAATCGCTAAAGATTTTTTTGTTTCTTCGGCCTTGACTATATCAACGCGTACACCTTTAAATTTCATATCTACTAGACATGGAAACAAATTAGTTTCTAAATTAAATACGTCCCACAAATCTTGTTTACTAAGTTCGTGTTTCATTGCTGCCCATAACTTTAATGTAATGACAGCGTCTTGTTCTGCATACTCACCAACCAATGGTGCTGGTAATCTCCACATCTCTGCTTTTGGATTTATACCCCAAGACTTTGCAGCTTCTTGCAACATCTTTTCGCTTTTACCCATGCCGATATATTCTTTTGCTACTGAGTCTAATGTGTAACTCCATCTGTTTTCGTTACACAAAGATGCAGCAATCATGGTGTCAATAATACCACCACGGATTTGAAAACCCATAGAACGTATCCAAGACACATCGTACATTGCATTGTGAAATATTTTTGTAGCGTCGGTGTGTAAAACTTCTTCGAACCAGTCTAATACTAATGCTCGGTCCATGTTACCCCCGCCTTCATGATTGATTGGAAAATAACCTGACCATCCCTCTACTGCAACGGCAATGCCAATCACTTCACCATCGCGACGCACAGAACCAGAACCCATAGTTGTTAAGTTTGGATCACGGGTTTCTAAATCAATTGCTATTTCTTTATGTTCTTTTAAATCTGGTAAGTGTGTCGGTGGAACCCATTCTGTTTCGGGTTTGAACATTGGCATTTGTAGAGGTTTATTCATACTGTTCCTTTAGTTTGTTCAAAAACCAAATTGCTTTATCTAGGTCCTCGATAGGTTTGCCTTTGTGTTCGTGCCGCCATATATATTTGACCGCACTGCCTTGTAAATAATATTTAAAACCATCACCTTGCATACTAGCAATAGCTTCAATACACTGTACCTGGCCTTTGTTGTAATGTGATGGAAAGTTTACTGGATCAAATTTCTTTTTCAACACACTAATCCTCCCTGACTATATAGTCTTCTACCACCTCTCATTGTCCTTTGATGGTGTTTTTGTAAAATAATCATACAATCTTCAACACTGATGTTTCCTTTTCTATTATTAAAATCCCAACGACAAAATACAATATTATCTTTTGTATATCCTTTTTTAGAATCAAAACGATCAACAGATAATAGACTAGGTGGCGTTGAGTGTCTTTTCTTTGCGCCTTTGATTGCTAATTTTCTACCAATGGTTATAGGCAGACCAGTGTAATAACAAACCCAACCATACTTACGCTTGTGTTTTTCCCACAACAATAAATATTCTTCCATGGTTATATCAAAATCAATATTAATACCTTTTTTCTTTTTAGCAATGGTAGATCTTTTAGAATCATTAAACTTAGCTACTAAAAAACCTCTTTCAGTGTTTAAATATTCTATGTTTTGTATTCTCTTTTTTTCTTTTCCCTTTTTTCTTGCTTTCTTTCGCACTGCTTTTCCTTGATCTGTCTTTTCATATAACTTAGCTCTTTCTTTTCCTTTTTGAAGAGCATCTGGGTTAGTGTAGCGAACAATAGTGCTTGCCGCACAATTAAATACTTTAGAAATATCTGAGCATGTTTTTTTTTCAAAGTAACGCATTTCGTTCATACGCTTTATGTCTTCTTCTGAAAACCTGCGTGCATCTTTTGCGTTTTGCGTTTTTCCAAAAAACTTATCAGCAATTTTTGTTGATGGGTTTTGAAACGTAAAATTTTCTTTAGTCATAATACATATGCCCTTTCATAATTTTTTGGTTCTAAAATATGTAATGATTTTTTTGCTCTTGTTACAGCAACATAAAATAATCTGTGTAGTTCATCTGGGTTTAAATCATTGTTATCTATAGCAGATTTAGTAACATCTGGAAGTAATAAAACATTGTCAGCTTCGCCACCTTTTGCTCCGTGTATTGTTGACAATGTTATTCTCGGTGTTTGTGTAATACTTTCATGATTTGATAACATATTTCGTATGTAGTTTTCTGTATTAGTATCTAAACCTGCAAACGCTTTATACCAAACATCATCTGTTTGTAATCCGTGTTTCTCGATACATTCTTCAATGTAATAACCTTCTTCATTCTCATCCATAGTCTTACATGTACGATACCCTTTTGTAACGTTTTCGCCAAGATAAGAATAAATATTTTTTATTGATGCAATAGGTAATAAATGCTCTACTCTTCGCCACTTTTCCCAAGTTTGTATAGCAAGAAGTAAATCTAGTTTTACAGAGTTTTTACTTTTGTGTGAATAATACCATCCTTGCAACTCACATAAATCTTTTATGTCATCTAAAAAATAATTTGCACTTGATAAAACTAACCATTCACCATGTGACATGTCTACTTGTGTTACGTCAGAATATCTTGTCAAGTCACCCACCTCTTGTCTAGGAAAATAATCTTTCTCGTATCTGTTTGTAACATTTCTAATTATCTTTTGTGACATTTCATGTATTGGTCCGCCAGGTATTCTGTAAGACTGATCTAATGTTCTTATGTGATCTACTTCTTCTTTAAGAGCGATAAAAGTATCAACGTCAGCACCAGCCCATTTAAATATAGCTTGATCATCGTCCCCAGCAATGTAGGTTTTGTTTGCTTTCGACCAAAGAGACCTGACCATTCGCCACTGCAAAGGTGAGAGGTCCTGTGCCTCGTCAATAAATAATACGTCAAAAGATGGTGATACATCTTGTTCAACAAATCTTTCCAACATGTCATCGTAATCTATAAGTCCTTTTTCTTTCTTATATCGTTTAAGTTCTTGATCTAAAAGATATAATAAATCTCTTTCTATGTCTATATGATGTTCGTTTTTATCATATTCTTCTAAGACCGGTATTTCTTTTACCCTAGCTTTATTAATAATTCTTAAATATTCATTATCAGAACTAAACACTCCATCGGTTTCGTTATGCCAAGCGCTCTTAATAGGTATGCCGCATTTCAAACCAAAATCTCTGTAGTCTGAGTTTTTCATTACCTGTTCTTTTTTTATACCAAGAGATCTAAAGGCTAAAGAATGTAATGTTCTAAAATAAGGTATTTCGTCTTTGTCTATTTTAAATTTTTCTTCTGCCCTAGACTCTGCTTCGTAAGATGCTTTCCTAGTAAAAGAAAAATAACCTATTTTTTTTATATCAGTTCCGGCGCGTAAAAACTCTTCTACTAAATTTAACAGTGTAGTTGTTTTACCTGTACCGGGTGGTCCTAATATAATTGTTTTCATTAGAACGGGCTTTCCTGATAAATTGCTGGACTTACGGAAGGTTTTAATTTTTTCATAGCTTTTATTTTTACAAGACGTGGTGTTTGATTTTTTAAAGTAATTCTTGTTTCTTCTACAAAAATATCTTCTAACTGTTTTATTAAATTTCCTGTTTTAATTTTGTCTAACTCCCAATTGTTACGTTTGCAAAAAGAATAAAAGTCATCCATTCTAAAATATGTATTGCCTTCATCAGTCCATGACATTTTGTTTAGTATATCTTCTTTGGTTCTTGCTGCAGGTCTGTTGACAGTAAAATCATATAATAAATTAACAATTTGATTTGTAGGATTTAATGATTCTAAAGGTTCTATTTCTTGTAAGTTAGCCATTAACGGTTTAACATGTACTTCTCTCCAATCTTTTGCCTTTGGTATCGGTGATACAATGTTTGCTTGATCTAATACGGCTATTGCAAATAAATTAGGATTGTGTAACTGCTCTGTTTTTAATTCTACTCTCTTACCACCAACATCTATAAACCATTGTGGTGGATTAGAGTTTATTTTTGACAGTGTACCAAACTCTGGCATCTGCTCTTCTTCAAAACCTACACCAAATCTTTTCGTTCTACATTTTGCAGCATTGCACACACCGCATATTGGTTGGTCTTTACATCTGTATTTATCGTAACCTCTTTTACTAACTGACGCTAACAATGCTTTAACTTCTTGAAATCCTAATGGAGGACTCATCCACTTAGCATTGTCTTCCATAACTTTATCTTCCCAGTTATCAGGATTTGCCTGCTTATGATATACCGCTATATTAAACAAGGCATTGTTTCGTGATCCTTCACCAAAACCTTCATCAGCTAACCTATTTAAACAAGGTGGACCGTCTTGAAAAGCTTCTTTTATTTCTGCAGGTTTTTGTACAACAATAGCCTTTACTTGTTCTTGTGTCTGTACCCACTCATCATATATAGAATAGAATGATTCTAAACTAGCCGCGTTGCCTTCTGCATCAAAAGTATAACGCAATCCTCTAACGCCACCGTGATATGGTAAGTTTAAAAAGTTTCCTGTATCTCCACGTTCCACGAGTATCTCAGTTTGTTTTGGAAATATTTCACTACCGCCAAAGCCTAGCGCCTCTGACATCATCTTTAGTTTTGACTGCATCAACGATGCAGGAATAAAACTTGTAGTAAATAAAAATAAATGTGCACCACCAGACTTTGATCTAAATGTAACTAGTGGGAATTTATGGGACTTGATAGAAGCTGCTATTTTTTTGTGATCTAGGCCTTTGTACTCGTCAACGTCAATACAGCCCCAACGACACTCATTGTTTTCATTAATAGGTATTACACCCAGTGCTGGGTCTTTGCCATCTAAATGGTCTTGCCAAAAAGTATCTGGAATAGTTTCTCTTTTTATAAAAGCTTTTCCTATAGCCTTGCCTTTATCCGTAGTTTCGCCGGATAAAACTAACTGACCATACGCGCTTTTGTTGCCTTCAAATATTTCTTTAAACTTTTTCATTTCTTCTTTCTAGGTCTTCCTACAGGTGTTCCTCTACTTATATAAGGTGTTTTACTGCAAGCATAACTACAATATTTTTTTTGTCTTTGTTGTACTGCATGTATGGTAAATGTGGTATTACATTTTATACATGTTTTTTCTTCACTGAACATGATATAATCCTTTCGGGTAGCCCCTAGAAAACGGGGGGAGTTAACTAAGGGCTACTATTAATGGTTAAAACGGTACGTCAGATTTCTCTTCTGTACTATCTTGACCATGTTTTGCCTTCACGTCTCCCTTTGAACACGTTTCAGCAAAATCTTTAGCGGCCGCGTACACTCCTTTGTCTTGCACTGGGCCTACCTTAGTCACTGCCCAACCAAACCAAGTTCCCTTGTCGTTTGATTGCTGCACTGCCTTAAGATTATACACGTGACTGTAAGCAGCTGGTGTAAACAAACCATTTTTACCCTTTAGTTTGATACTACTCATCATTGAGTTCCATGATCTACTAACTTTTAATTGTGTAGACTTCATAGATATCAATGCTGTTTGGGCATCCTCGGTTAATACAAAATACGACGCTGTGTTTTCAAGATAGTTACCGTTTGGTAATCTGTCTTTAAAATCAGCACCTCTTGTAGATTCCTTGATTATGCCGCTACTTACTGGATGAATAGCAACGGGAGCACTTGAGCCCTCGCCTCTATCTGACCATTCAACATACTCACGTTTGTAATAACATGGAATTATGTTGATACCTTCTTCACCATCATATGTCTGCTTAGTCACGGTATTAAATATCATACCTGCTTCTGCGCCATCTACATATTTGGCATCCCTTTTGTTAACTTCCGGGGATAATTGTGCCAATATTCTTAGAAAAGGTAATGCAAAGTCATCTGACCCCATATTATCTAATCCAGTATTAGCATCTTGCTCAAACATACCTGCTAAAGCTATGTCAGAGTTCTTCTTTTCTGCTACTTGGTTCATCTTTCGTTTCTCCTTTTTCATGATTTCCGGCTAATTTTAGTTTGATCCTTCACAAAAGTGTGAAAAAAATCCGAGGGCATATCGAGGCCGGCCTCGATACGCTCTCTATAGAGTGCTTTCAAAGTCATAGGTTCTACCTTCTGCTTCTGCGAAGGCTCATAACCTTCTTGCACTGCAAGGCTAAGCAATTGCTCGGCCTTGTTATCTTCGCCCTTCCCGAACTGTACCGCCACCTCATTTTTGATAAGGTCGCCAAGTTCGTTTTCACGAAGCCAGTTATACGCTGATTCGACTGAGTCTTTTTTTACGGTACAGCTGTAGGTTTTTCTAACCTCTACGCCACTACCGTCAGCGAGTTTCAAAGATGACAGCCCTTGCTCTGCTAGCAAATTAGGTATCACCTCTGAAGAAATTTTATCTGCAGCCTCTTTTTTTGCTTTAAGTTGCTTTTCTAAAGAATCTATATCGTTCTCTATACCTTGCAACTCATGGCAATATGAGGCCAATGTTTGAATATCAGTTTTTTCAATCAAATGCTGTTGATCGTCTTCTAAATCTTCTAGAGTAATATTACTCATCTATATTTCCTTTCTGATGTAAATCTATCCTTAATGGATAATATCTACGTTCTCTTTTATCCCACTTCAATAAATTAAATTGACCATTTGTTACTTCACTTACAATAGCTGTAGACAACCCTATAATTGCAGGATCACCTGTACATAAAATGTAATCATTTGATGTAAAATCTTTAAGATTTTTTTTCATCTTAAAAACAAAAGGACCAGAACTAAAAATAATTTGTGATAATGAAGGTAAACAAATAACTAGATTACCAAACTCAGCCGCACCTAAAATGTTCATATTTGCAGGTGGCTGCTGTAGTACGTATACTAAAGGATCGTTTGGCTCAGCTACTTTATAATCTAAAAAATCTACTAAACTTCTACGATCGTATAGTTCAAATATCTTGTTCTTCAGTTTCATTATCTTTCTTTATTTCTTCTTTCTGTGTATTTGCTTCAAGTTGTTTTGTCAAGCCATCAATTTTAACTTGCATTCCAATCTTTTCACTGTTGCTTCTTTGTAGTTGTGCAACTAATGAGTCTATTATTTCTTGTGCTGTTTGTTCCGCCATAACTTTCTCCGTTTTGTAGTTGACTTATAATGTAAGCATGATTATATAAATGTCAAGAAAGAAAATATGATAAAACATTATAAGTTTAAGACTAAGCCTTATGAGCACCAACTCAAGGCATTAGAAAAGTCGTGGGCCCAGAAAACCTACGCTTTATTTATGGAAATGGGCACCGGTAAATCCAAGGTCCTCGTTGATAATATAGCTATGCTGTATGATAGAGGCGCTATCAAAGGCGCTCTAATCGTAGCACCAAAAGGTGTATACAAAAACTGGCATGATATAGAGTTTCCTGTGCACCTACCAGACCATGTAGATCATACAAAAGTGTTGTGGGAAGCTAACATTACAAAGAAAAAACAAGCTGAGTTAGATACTTTGTTTGATGACAAAGGTGATCTTAAGATATTGATAATGAACGTAGAAGCTTTTTCTACACAAAAAGGACTGGACTTTGCACATAGTTTCCTTAACATCTTTGTAGGGAAAGCCCTATTAGGAATTGACGAATCAACGACAATCAAGAGTCCGACAGCTAAAAGAACAAAAAACATTTTAACATTAGGGGATCTCGCGTCGTATCGCAGAATACTAACAGGCTCTCCAGTAACTAAATCACCCCTTGACTTGTTTAGTCAATGTAAGTTTTTAGATCCTTTCCATCTTGGCTATGACTCTTACTACGCATACCGCAGTCGTTATGCACATATGTTGGATAGAAATTTTGGTGGGCGTCGTGTACAGATTGTAGGTAGTTATCGTAAACTTGATGAGCTAGCTAAAAAACTAGAAAAGTTTTCTTACCGCGTGTTAAAAGAAGATTGCTTAGATTTACCGCCCAAAGTATTTACTAAACGTGTTGTAGAATTAACAGACGAACAACGAAAACTATACGCAACCATGAAGTCAGCAGCTATTGCAATGATAGAAGGTAAAGTTATGTCAACTGTAAATGTTATGACGCAACTTATGCGCTTGCATCAGATCACATGCGGCACATTTAAAGCTGACGATGGTACAATAAAACATCTTAAAAATAACAGACTCACAACTTTAATGGATTGTCTAGAAGAAACTGAGGGCAAGGTCATAATATGGGCAACATACCGAGAAGACATAAAAAAAATAGTCGAATCTTTAAAAAAAGCTTACGGAGAAGCCTCTACAGTCGAATATCACGGTGGTGTGGATGCTACCCTTCGCCAGGACCACATTGCTCAGTTTCAGGACGTTAAGGGCCCTACACGCTATTTCGTCGGAAACCCACAGACTGG